CCAAAGGCGTGGATTCGTAAAACCAGGCGTAAAATAATTCTTGACAAAAGAATAGTAATGCGTTTATAATGTGCATTACAGTGATACACACTAGGCAACACAAAGGAGGCTTACATTATGGCAACACTGGCAGATATAAGAGCAAAACTCCAAGCTCAAAACTCTAAGCCATCAGGCGAAGGGCAAATTGGAGACAACGCAATATATCCTCATTGGAATATTCCTGAAAATTCAGAAGCAGTTTTAAGGTTTTTACCCGATGGCGATTCAAACAACACATTCTTTTGGACCGAGAGGGCAATGATCAAACTGCCTTTCAACTCAGTGAAAGGTGATGCGACATCAGGGCCTGTACAGGTACAGATTCCATGTATGGAAATGTATGGTGACGCATGTCCAATACTTGCTGAAGTAAGACAATGGTTCAAAGACAAATCATTGGAAGACTTAGGAAGAAAATATTGGAAGAAACGTTCGTATATTTTCCAAGGATTTGTAACAGCATCTCCGTTACAAGAAGATGCACAACCAGAAAATCCAATCAGGAGATTTATAATCGGTCCTCAGATCTTTAACATTATAAAATCTGCACTGATGGATCCAGAAATGGAAGATCTGCCTACTGACTACACAAGAGGAGTTGACTTCCGAATCAACAAGACTACAAAAGGTGGTTATGCTGATTACTCCACATCAAAATGGTCAAGAAAAACAACTCCACTGTCAGAAGAACAGAACAAAGCAATTGAAACACATGGACTACACAATCTTGGTGACTTTTTGCCTAAAAAGCCAGGCGAAGTTGAAATCAAGGTAATGGAAGAAATGTTTAGAGCATCAGTGGATGGTGAGCCTTATGACGCAGACAAATATTCACAGTACTTTAGACCAGCAGGCCTTAAAGCGCCTATGACTGGTAGTGGCACAACAGCACAGCCACAGCCTGTTCCTGAAATAAAAACAGAAACAGCACAACCAACTGTGACTGCGACACCCGAGCCTGCTCCTGCTCCACAACCAGAAACAACATCTGCTCCAGAACAACCAGCACCCGCAAGTGGTGGTAATAGCAAAGCAGAAGACATTCTGGCAATGATCAGAGCAAGACAACAGAAGTAATCAATTGGGGGCTTCGGCCCCCGTTGACACAATGTCAAAAGTTTCATATAATAAGCAAAAGGATAAAACAACATGGTCAAACCGTTTGATGTAACAAAATTTAGAAAGTCAATTACAAAGTCCATCGATGGCTTGGGTATTGGCTTTAATGATCCAACAGACTGGATCTCCACAGGCAACTACGCACTAAACTATCTAATTTCAGGTGATTTCAACAAAGGCATTCCATTAGGCAAAGTAACTGTGTTTGCCGGCGAATCAGGATCAGGCAAATCATACATTTGTTCTGGAAACATCATTAGAGAAGCACAGAAAAAAGGAATATTTGTAATACTTGTTGATTCAGAAAATGCACTGGATGAAAATTGGTTACAAGCACTTGGAGTAGACACAGCAGAAGACAAACTACTAAGGTTAGGCATGAGTATGATTGACGATGTTGCTAAAACTATTTCCAACTTTATGAAAGAATACAAATCAGATTATGGAGACAAAGATCCAGCAGACAGACCAAAAGTGTTGTTTGTGCTTGATTCTTTGGGCATGATGATGACTCCTACTGATGTTGATCAATTTGAAAAAGGCGATATGAAGGGTGATTTGGGAAGAAAACCTAAGGCACTGACAGCACTTGTCCGAAACTGTGTAAACATGTTTGGATCTTACAATGTAGGACTAGTAGCAACTAATCATACATATGCATCACAAGACATGTTTGATCCGGATGATAAAATTAGTGGTGGACAAGGATTCATATACGCATCATCTATTGTTGTAGCTATGAAAAAATTAAAACTTAAAGAGGATGAAGCAGGTAACAAAGTCACTGACGTAAGAGGTATACGTTCGGCATGTAAAGTAATGAAAACACGTTTTGCTAAGCCTTTCGAAGGCGTTCAAGTAAAAATTCCATACGAAACTGGCATGAATCCATACTCTGGACTGCTTGACTTATTTGAGAAAAAAGGCCTTATCACACAGTCTGGCAACAGATTAAAATATATAACAGCAGAAGGACAAGAACTTCTTGATTATAGGAAAAACTGGGGAGAACAAAACCTTGAAATTGTTATGAGAGAGGTAAGTAATCCAGTCGTAATGAATGAACATGCGACACCAGAAATAAACTTACAAGAAGAAGAGGCTATACAAAAATTACAAGATGGAGACACAGATGCTAATTGATGTTTGGGGTTTGATGAAATCATATGTGCCTGCTAAGGACAGATCAGTTGTGGCGGAAAAGTTTGTAGATATCGCCATGGATAACGGCGTTCAAGACGAAGAACTTAAGGAATTAATTGGACATGATGACGAACTTGATGAAGCCATTCGATACAACCTTGACATCGAAGAAGACGAAGAAGACTATGAGGATGCATGAACTGGTTTTCTGTAATCACTCAAGACATTTCACGAATCCCTGATGCTATAGCACATTATGAAGCAGAGCTTGATAAAGCATCTCATGAAGTAAAATTATATGGCAATCTTGAAAAACAGTCATCTGCTATGCCAGGCGTTGTTGAATCACGTTTTAGGCAACTACAGGAAGTGGAGGGTATTTTAAAACATTTAGAAATACAACTTCGCAAACTAAAAACTAAACACTACAAAAAATATCTTGAAAACTATCAAAGAGCATTAACATCACGGGATGCCGAAAAATACGCAGAAGGCGAAGATGAAGTGTGTGATTATGAAGCAATTGTTAATGAATGGGCACTTTTGCGAAATAAGTGGCTAGGCGTAATTAAAGCACTCGATCAAAAACAATGGCACATCACCAACATTGTAAAGTTGAGAGTGGCTGGCATGGAAGATGCCAACTTATAATATTTCCGCATAAGTTATCCGCAAATTAAACAGTGTGATTTCTGCACGTCTCCTGTAACTTATTAACACTATATTTTACTCGATTTTAATACTAAATTAGTATTGGAGAAATAGGATCAACATGAAAAAAATTTTACAATTAATGGCATCATTAACAAAGTTAACAGCATTAGGCCAAAAGAAAAATGTATCGGAGGCATACAAATATGTCAACTAAAGATAAACTAGGCCAATGGGTATATTCACATGGGATTTGGCATCCTGTGTACAAATGGTAGGAGAGGAGAAAAAATGTATAGAGTATTTGAAAGTACTTCAAGGAGTCTTGGTCAGTTCACTAATTTTATTAATCGTATTTTTAGTCGTAACGACGAGAACTTTGTCGACTTTTGCAGAATCGAATACGGCAACGATTGGCAGTGGGCGTATTCTACATTCAAAAGGGAAGGAAGATTCCCTAACAGCATTGACAAGAAGGCCGCTTAGTGACTGAAATTAATATTTGGTTTTTTATTATTACAGCTTTAATTTTAGTAATAGGAAATATTATATTAATGTTAAAAATTATTCCATCCAACGATGAAGACAAAGCACGTTGGGCCTGGATGAAGGGCGAAGGCCCAGACCCATATAAGGAGAAAAAATGAGTAAAATCACATATAACATTCTGAAAGAATCAAAGGCATCTTCCAGTTTTAAATTTTCGCCTTTGAACAGTAATAAAATTGTTTTTGCCTCTAACAGCAAACCTTTTAACACAAGCAAAAGGTACAAGTAGATGAAACTTATAAAAAAGTTTTTAAAAGCAATTAAGCCACAAACCAAACAGGAATGGATAGAGGCATATCTAGCACAATCTGTTGATAGATATGATCTTGAAGCACGCCAACTAGAACTTACTAGAAAAGGCATCTTTTAAATATAAGATGCCTAGCAGTTTTGGTGACTATGTTATGCTTATTTTTATGATACTAGCAGGCATAACGGTGGTTGTAGGAGTTATTTCTATGGCTCTTAACAACGAATACAATAAAAAATATTCTAATCAACTCATGCAGTTACGAGTACTATTTCAAGGGATAGCATTAATAGTTCTCGCACTAGTGGTTATGATAACAACATAATCATTTTTAACATCTCTTTATTCTAACCAAATTAACTAATTAGATGAATGAGAAAATTTTAAATTTTTTTTCTAATATTTCTTCTATAAGTCCTGTCCTAGTAAACAAAGAAAAAAGTATATGGATGGTGGATAATTTTTTACCAAATAATGTCTATCAAGCGATTACTAGTGAAATTGATGTCATAGATAATTGGGAACTTTGTTCAGATGAAGTAACCACAAGAAAAGAAACAACAAAACTATATCAATCACCATTACTGCAGTCTTTGTTGCTTTTACTGAATTCTAATTATATGTGTGAATGGCTTAATATACAAACTAAAAACACTGGACTGGTGACTGATCCTTATCTTCACGGAGCAGGCCTATGTCGCACTGAACAAGGATCTAAACTTTCGTTACATTGCGATTTTAATTGGGCAAACCATATAAAACTTAATAGATCGATAAATGCTATTTTATATCTGACTAAAAAATGGGAAGAAAATTGGAACGGTGACCTACAATTTTGGAATAAAGATAAAACTAAATGCGTTGAAAAATTATTTCCATTACCAAATAGATTAGTATTTTGGAAATATCACACTGATTTATGGCATGGAATGCCAGAAATATTGAATAATCCATTAGATGTTCCAAGAGATCAAATATGTATTTGGTACTATTCAAGTGACGATAAACCAAAAATTAATCCACAAACAAGCACATCAAAGGCTTAGACTTTTACTATTAAATCTGCTAAACTAATTGTATCCAATAATTAGAGGAGATAACAAATATGTTAGAAAAACTGTTTGGCCTATCAAAGGCCGGCACAACTGTTAAAACGGAAATCATGGCTGGTGTGGCAACGTTCCTTACGATGGCATACATCACTGTGGTCAATCCAGCTATACTTTCAACTGAAGGTACTGGCATGGCATTTGGTGCTGTGTTTACTGCGACAATAATTGCCGCTGTGATAGGTACATTAATAATGGGAATATGGGCAAAATGGCCCGTAGCTCTCGCACCAGGAATGGGACTGAATGCGTTTTTTACATTTGGTGTGATTTTTGGCATGGGATACACATACAGTCAAGCATTGGCAGCTGTATTTGTAGCAGGACTTGTGTTCTTGTTACTATCAGTAACGCCAGCAAGACGCTATATTATAAATTCCATTCCACGTTCAATGAAACTTGGCATTGGAGCAGGCATTGGTTTGTTTTTAGCCATTATAGGATTTAAAAATGCCGGTATTGTTGTTGACAATCCTGCCACACTTGTGGGTCTAGGTGATGTTTCATCATTACCTGTGTTGTTGGCTGGTTTAGGATTTGCCATTATGGCAATTCTTGACAAACGGCAGATACCAGGTGCTATTATCATAGGAATACTAGCAGTGAGTATACTTGCTTGGATATTTGGTGTCGCAGACATATCAGGTGTTGTAGGAGCTGTTCCTTCACCAGCACATGCTTTCTCACTAGACTTTTCATTGTTAGCAACAGCTGGCTTTATAGGCACTGCGTTTGCTTTCTTGTTCGTTGACTTTTTTGACACAGCAGGAACATTGACTTCAGTGGCCAATCTTACAGGAAAAGTTGATAAGAAAGGTGAAGTTCAAGGCATTGATAAGGCCTTGTTAGCTGATTCAACTGCTACAACTGTAGGAGCCTTGTTAGGAACATCTAACACTACATCATACATTGAGTCAGGTGCAGGCATAAAAGAAGGCGGAAAAACAGGACTGACTGCTGTTACAGTAGCGGTATTGTTTTTAGCATGTCTTGTGTTTGCTCCATTGGCACAAAGTATTCCCGCTTTTGCTACTGGTCCTGCTTTGGTGTTTATTGCTACATATTTCCTACGAAATCTTAAAGATATTGACTGGGAAGATGTATCAGAATATGCTCCGGCAGTACTTGCGGCCATTATAATGCCATTGACATTCTCAATCGCATATGGTATCGCACTTGGCTTTATTGCTTACGTGTTGATCAAAGCACTTAGCGGCAAAACAGCAGACTTAAATGGTGGCTCATTAGCCATTGCGGCAGTAAGTATTCTTTACTTCGTAGCTGCCTAACCACTTGGGGTTGTGCCCGAATACACACGTGGGGAACCAAAGGTTAGTTCCCCTTAAATATCTACAATGTATAATCCTATATCTTGGCACATAGAACCAACAACAAGATGCACGTTGGAATGTCCTGGTTGTGATAGGACATGGTTCAAAAAAACGTTTGGCAAACAAATTATAAGTGATATAAATGTTGATCATTTGTATGAATTTTTTAAACACAATAATTTCCGTAAACAAAAAATTTGGTTGTGTGGATCAAATGGTGATCCTATATATCATCCTAATATTATCAAACTTGTGGAAATGTTAAAGTCGTTAGATATGATGTTGTTTATAAGCACAAACGGATCAGCAAAAACTGAAAAATTTTGGATACAAATAGGTGATATACTGACAGAACAAGACGAAGTTATTTTCGGAATAGATGGTTTGGAAGATACAAGTAAAATTTATAGAATTAACCAAAAATGGAATCAAGTTATGACTGGTGTCAAATCCATTGTTAAAAGCAAAGCAAAATGTGTATGGCAATTTATACCCTTTAACTTTAATCAACATCAAATAGATGAGGCAAAAACATTAAGTAAAACCCTAGGAGTTGACAAATTCAAACTTTTAAAAAGCCATAGATGGCTAGATGACTCGATTAATTTTAAGCCTTCTGATAATTTCATTAAAATGCACAGATATGATATACAGGAAAAGTTATTAAATGAAGATGCTAAAGATCCTAAAGAAATGAATCCAGACTGTATGTCAAATCAAGAAATTTATATCACAGCTGAGGGGAATATTTTTCCATGTTGTCATACAGCAACATACAGGTTTAGGCATAAACTACCTTTTGGTAAAGATCCCATCAACATATCAAACAAAAATTATCAACTCAAAAGCACACAAAAAGACTTTTTAGAAACAACAAAACAATGGCAGTCAGCACATTTAGTTTGTAAAATGCATTGTTCTCAAGTATAAGTGGTGTTTTAGCAGTTTTTTGTAATACACTACAGAACACGTTGACATGTTTTTATCTCTACTATATACTATCAATAATGAATAAAGACATTGACAAAAAACCAATAATTATAATAGAAGACGATGGCTATTGTGATTAATGTGCTGGTGTAGCTCAGTTGGTAGAGCAGTTGATTTGTAATCATCAGGTCACCAGTTCGAATCCGGTCACCAGCACCACTGGGGGATTAGCTCAGCTGGGAGAGCGCCTCGTTTGCACCGAGGAGGTCGCAGGTTCGACTCCTGTATCCTCCACCAAAAAGGAGAAGAAAAATGGCAAAATTTACTAGAAACAACATGATTCAAGCCATACGTCAACATGCTGAAGGACACATTTCTAAGCATTCAATGAATGTTGAAGTCTACCTTAAAAACGCTGTTGGGGTTGGTGGCGAAGCACATCCAGATGTGCTAGAAGCAATTGAAAAAGAGATCGAGGTAGTTGCTAGATATCATGATCAAATTGAAGTTTTAGACAAATATTTTCCACTTGATGAAGATTAATGTCATTGATCGGTTAGGCATCAATCATCAAATAGATGCTGATGTACAAACCTCTCTTCTTACTGCCATCACACAATCAGGCATGCAAGATAGTTTTGGAATTTGTGGAGGCGCATGTGGATGTTCTTCCTGCCAAGTGTACATAGATGAGGAAAAATTTTCTTTACTAAGTCCTATGGAAGAAATGGAAAAACATTTGTTAGAAGACATGGCGCATGAACTTAGACCCACTTCAAGACTGGCTTGCCAGATAATACTCACCCAAGATATGGAAGATTGGACTTTTACTATTGCTCCTTACTAGGATAACTAAATTCTGGCAAGAAGGATACCAATCTGATCCATTTGCTTTTTATTTAGAGATGGTCTCTGCCATTTCAGTGATAATCGGATCATCTATTTTGACCTATACAGTTTTATCACCACGTCCAGATATATTTGTTCCATTTTATTTTGTAGGAAGTTCTACAGGACTATATGCCGCCATATTAAGAAAAACACCCTGGGTCACTGTATTGACAGGATGGTTTACCATTATGAACACAATTGCTTTATATCAATTGTTTTTAATTTAGGAGGGATGGCAGAGTGGTTGATTGCACTGGTCTTGAAAACCAGCATAGGCGCAAGTCTATCGAGAGTTCGAATCTCTCTCCCTCCGCCACATAATGAATCTTAATAAGCCACCGTCTACTGAAAAAGATTTCGACGTAAAATATAAATGGAAAATATTCATTCCCGCTGACGGTGGATGGCCAAAAGGCATGAGCAAAGCATTTAAAATCAAATCATTGTTTGATGTTTGGCTACAGCAAAACAATATTAAAGGCGAAACCTTTTACAACATGATGTACTTGACACGAAATGAAGATGTTGTATACTTTAAATTAAGTTGGACTGGTGATCAAAATTACCAGATTGTACAACTGAGATAATGTCTCCTTCGTCTAGCGGTTAGGACATCACCCTTTCACGGTGAAGACACGGGTTCGATTCCCGTAGGAGATGCCAACTTTACCTCTAGTATCTAAAATGTTATAATTACTATACGCCGATGGTGGAATGGTAGACACGCTGGTTTTAGGAGCCAGTGCTTCGGTTTGTGAGTTCGAGTCTCACTCGGCGTACCATTAATCCTAGTTGGGGGGTGTACTAGGCATCCCCCGATAAAAACAATGAATAAAAAGGCACAAGTAATTTTTACAAGTATTCCATTTACGGATACAACCAGACCATTGATGGCTCCCGGTGCTCTCAAAAGTATTGCTATTAAAAATGGTTATTCATCTGTTGCTTTGGATTTGAATGCCAAGTATCTTAACATTATTACTAATCACCCCAAATCCAATCTTGTTTTAGAATTTTTTAAAAATGGAGTGCTTGATCCAGCAGTAGCAAAGTTTGTAGAAAATTTACTAGATAAAATAACAGATGAAATATTACAATTCGATCCTCAAGTTGTTGGTCTTAGTGTGTTTACATATGACTGCAGAATATCTGCCCATTATATTTCGTGGTTATTAAAACGTAAAAAAGCAAACATTAAAATACTCTGTGGTGGTTCTGGATTATATGAAAACTTTTCGGGAAAATCAATAATTGATCCTTCGTTGATAGAAAATAGTGTAATCGATCTATGTATTAGAGGGGACGGCGAAAAGCCATTGGAGGATTTTTTACAAAAAAATTGTAACACGGAACAAATAAAACAAAAAGTTTATCCACAACTTACAAATGAAGAACTTAATAATTTGCCTATTCCTGACTATGAAGACTATGATTTTTCGTTTTATCCAAGATTTGAGATTCCTATTCAAGGTAGTAGAGGATGTGTAAGAAACTGTACTTTCTGTGATGTTCATGTGCATTGGAAAAAATTTACATGGAAAAGTGGTGAAAAAATATTCAATGAAATGTTAGAATTCTACACAAAGCACGAGTATAAAAGTTTTCACTTTACTGACAGTTTAGTAAATGGAAACATGCAGGAATATAGAAAAATGATAAGTTTACTGAGTGAATTCAATAAAACACATGCGGATGATCCTATCACTTGGACTAGTGAATTTATAATTAAGCCAATGAATCAGTTCACAGAGGAAGATTGGAAACTTACAAAACTAAGTGGATGTAGTCGTGTAGTGACGGGCATTGAATCATTAAGCGAAAAAGCAAGATTTCATATGGGTAAAAAATTTACAAATGAAGACATAGAATTCGCCTTACAAATGTGTAAAAAATATGATATACAAATATTATTTTTAATGATTGTGGGATATATTACTGAAACAGAACAGGATATAATTGATGCCCAAAAATGGTGGGAAAAACATGTTAATTACAAAGATATAATAAGAGTTAATGTAGGTACCCCATTAGGCATTTTAAAAAATACGCCATTATCTGAAAATTTTCATTCATTAGGATTAGATTGGACCGGGAATAATGATCAAGATTGGAAAAATGAAAATAGTGATCCTGCCACAAGAGTAAGATGGTATAAAACAATCAGTAAAACACTTACAGATTTAGGATTTGTGGAATATCATCCTCATGATAATCATTTCATAATTGAACGAATCCAAGGCGCTTATAATGAACTTGTCTAAAGTAAGATTCGTAATTGAATCTCAAAGTGTTAATAACAAAAGCATGTCACTTTGTATTTCCTGCAGTAATAAGACTTACACGTTTGACAAATTAGACCAGATTAATAACATAGACATAGAAGTCAAATTTCCGTCAATTTGTAAATTTGAAACGTTTGGAAAAGATCCAAAGGATACAATTATAGATGAGAAGGGAAAAATAATTCAAGATAAATTTATAATATTAAAAGACATTCAGATTGATGGATTTTCTGTTGACAAAAATTATCTTTCAAGGTTTATTGATTTTCATAGTTTGGATCATGGCAAAATTACAACAAACTTTTGGTCATTCAATGGCATTTGTTTAATAAATTTTACTCCCACGGCTTTTCAATGGTTAGCTTCAACAAAACAACATTGACAAAAATTTATTTTACTATATAATGAAACTTTAATGAAAGAAAAAATAATACTTACAGACATAGATGGCGTGGTCCTTGATTGGGAAGAAGCATTTGAAAATTATATTAACAAACATTACAAAATAAAAGTTAAAGATCCAACAAAGTATCAAGCACATCTAAGATGGCCCCTACCAAAAGCACAATTGGATCAAGTGTTATGGCATTTTAATATGAGTGCTTGGATGGGATACCTGAATCCTTTAAGAGATTCTCTTAATATAATTAAACAACTGAATGAAGAAGGTTGGCGTTTTATAGCAATCACTTCTATACATGATGATGAAGCAACACAAAAACTACGAGAATCTAATCTAAAAAACTTATATGGTGATGTATGGGATAAGGTTATATGTTTGCCAACCGGTGGTGCTAAAGACAAAGCTTTGTTGCCATGGAAAAATTCCGGCTACTTATGGATCGAAGACAAGTTTGAAAACGCCCAACTTGGTGCTGATATGGGACTAGATCCTATACTAATGCGTCATGAATATAATGCACATTTTGAAGATGTGCGTATCACCAAGGTTGACAATTGGCAACAGATCTATTACTATATAAACAAGCGATGACAAATATGAAAGTTTTTATTGGCTGGGATTCCAGGGAGGACATTGCCTACCAAGTTGCCAAACATTCAATAAAAAAACATAATCCCGAAGCACAAGTTTATCCACTAAAATTAAACACTTTAAAAGAACTTGGCATTTATACTCGTGATGTTGATGCTAAAGCATCAACAGAGTTTACTTTTTCACGTTTTTTTGTGCCTATGTTGACAGGCTATAAAGGTTGGGCCTTGTTCATTGACTGTGATTTTTTATGTTTGACAGACATCAAAGAATTGTTTAACCAAGCAAATGACAATTACGCAGTGATGGTTGCCAAGCATGACTATACTCCAAAATCTTCAACCAAAATGGATGGTAAAGCACAAACTGTATATCCTAGGAAAAATTGGTCATCCTGTATGTTATGGAACTGCGAACATCCTTCAAATAAACTGTTGGATCTCAACGCAATGAACACAAATGATGGATTGTGGCATCATAGATTTGTATGGTTGGCAGATCATGAAATTGGTGAAATATCTCATGAATGGAACTGGCTGACAGACTGGTATCAATCGCCTGAAGATGGTCAACCCAAAATGTTACATTACACAGAAGGTGGGCCATGGTTTGAACATTTACAAGATGTACCATATGCTACAGAATGGCGAAATGCTGAACAAGAATACAAATCTACATTAATAGATTCAGTAGAAGACAAGATTGCTCGCGACGACGGTGGCTGGTAAATCTTTCCATCAAGAAAATAAAACAATAAATTAACTTATGTGTGGGATCTATGGTATAACCAAAAAAGACGTCCAATTAATAGAATCATACATATCCACATGTTGGTACAGAGGTCCGGATGGTCATGACACTTGGCATGATGATGATGTTACATTAGGACACAATTTACTTTCAATCACATCTCAACCATTACAAGGCAAACAACCATGGATCACTGACAAAGGAAATATTCTGATTTACAATGGTGAAATATTCAACTATCAAGAACTAGTCGAACAATATGATTTTGTCCCCAAGACCACTTGTGACACAGAACTTCTGGCGTATCTCATTGATAAGTTTGGTGTTGATGCAGTCAAACTTATCGATTCCATGCACGCCTTTGCTTATTATGATAAAAGCAATAAAACAATTATTCTAAGCAGAGATCATGTTGGCATCAAACCATTGTTTTATGCTGAAATATCGGACGGTATAATATTTGGATCTGAAATTAAAGGCATGTTAGATTATGTGCCTAACAGCAGAAAGATTGATGATTTGGCAGCTGCCTGTATGTCATACTCTGGCAATAATGTAACCAGGAACACCATGTTCACCAACATCAAAAAAATTATGCCAGGCGAAACTGTGGTGTACAGTGTGGCACACAAAAAATTTATATCACACAACAGAACTGTGATAACTCCAACATCTAATTCATCACTTGACCTTGCTCAGTTTAGACATGAAGCACATGAAACTGTTAAAATGTCAACACTTGGCATTAGAAAGTTTGGAATGTTTTTATCAGGTGGTTTAGATAGCACATTGGTGGCATATGAACTCAAAAAAATACTAGGTGAACTAGATTCTTTTACTAATCAGATGAATCCAAATGTTGTGATAGGCGAAGACTTTAATGATGATGCCAACTGTGCCCGAAAATTTGCTGAAGATTTTAATTTCAATCATCATCCTGTAGAAATTACTCCTAAACTAATTGAACAATATTGGGCGGACTCAATGTTTCTTATGGAGCAACCCGTGTATAACATGAATCTACCCATGTACTACTACACCAATCAATTTCTTAGTAGCAAGGGTGTGGTGGTAACCATGGCAGGCGACATGGGCGATGAACTGTTGGGCGGATATCCTAAGTATTGGAAACTTAGGAAGGATCTACCCAAGTCATTCAGTGACATGATTTGGAAATGGATGCATCGCATCAAACGTCCTATAAAATTGGTAAGCAAAATAGATCCGCAAGACATACACAGTGAACTGTGTAAGATTATTCCACAAGAATTATGGAACGACCGTGATCCTATCAACTCATACATGGCAGTTGATTGTGTAACACAAGTGCCAGAAGAGTTTTTCTCACGCAATGATCAGTTTGGCATGAGATTTTCTATGGAAGGTAGGTTCCCTTTGGCGACCAAAAGATTCATGAGATATTGTATGGACATACACAGTGACCATAAGATTGGAAAAGAAAAATCAGAAACAAAATTGCCTACCAAACTGGCATACAAAGGTCACATGCCTGACTACATTATTAACAAAATGAAAACTGGTTGGAGTGTGCCATTGATATATTGGATTAGTAATCATAAAAATCTAAGTGATCTTGCCATGCAGTACATGAAGGGTAATGATTGTCTCAAAGACGTGGTGGGTATGGACAACTGGGATCAAAAGAAAACTAAAGTGGTTAGTTGGATGATGCGGACTTGGGCAAAGAGTTACTGTATGGAACTAAAAGCGTAACCAGAAGCCATTTCCTTAAGAGTAAACTGCTGATGTGCTAGATGCCATAACCAAGGTTGTCTTTCGGGACGATTGGGTGTTTCAATATTTTCCATTTTTGTCGCCATGGGATAAGCGGCACATTCAGTACCACATATCACTGGTATGCCCATGCACACTGCTTTAATGGCAACCATTGAATTAAATGTTACCACACACCAAGCATCTTTGAGGTCTTGTTCAAGTGGTGGCTGATTTTCCTTTTTATCAAAACCACGTAATTGTGTAACTCCATTCACTGTGTGGACTTGTGGATTCAAAGGCTTGTCTCTCACCACAATTTCACGGTCTGTTTGCTGTTTTAAGGTCTCTACAGTAGTGTCTAACCACTGTTGTGCATCAAAGAACCACTCAATGGCCCCTGTCGGTGGACATACTATAACTTGTGTTCCAGTTGTTTGCCATGGCACTATATCTTGTTGAAAATTTTGTTCATATCTGTTAGGTTTTTGTTCTGAAATTTGTGAATTAGTGTGAGCATTTTTTGTAATTCGATACCAATTGACTGGATTATCGTGACCCGCATTAAAATATGCGTGATCACAAAAATAATAATCATGTCCACCACGTTTCATCATGTCACCTGCACCTCTGAGTATGCCAAAATAAAAATACTCATCATCAGGCATTGGTTGTCCGTTGGGGATAGGATCAATTATTGTACCATTGGTTCCTTTGGCCCAATGTTTAACAATGCCTTCAGTGGCTGGTCTCATTGTTCTAACGCAACGCATCATACATCCTTTCAAACATATCTTTGAATAGTCCTGACTCGATCTCTTCCTGTGTGTATTGATGCCAACTGAGTGTGGCTAACCAATCATCACGATTGTTAGGATACATCGGCGTGCCAAACTTTTCTAATGGTTGTGATACAGGAAATGCAGGACAAGAAGCATGACAATACACAGGTATACCTTCAATAATAGCGTCGATCGAAACCATTGAACAGGACGTGACTACACAGTTAGCGTATTTTAGATCTTCTTCTAGTGGTACTAGTGCATAGGCAGGACCACTTTTACCATTTTTTCTTGGTTTGTGTCTCACCTTGATAGGCATGTCAGTTTGTGTCCGTAGCCATTCAACAGTGAGTTGCTCCCAATCTCGTTGTCCAATATAAGAATTAATTGTTACGGAAGATGGTGCGACCAAAATATAATCGCCAGTGTTTTTCCTCCATGGTTTTATATTAATGTGTTCGATTCTGTCGCGCGGAAGGTTAGGAAAAATTTTTGTCACGTGAATGTCTTCAAAACAAACTCTCCAAAAATATTCTGCTTGTGGATTGACTGCTTGTTTCAAAGGGTTCCAGCGTCCCCAGTATGGCATGTCACAAAATAACCAAGGCTTGTTAGTATTTTTATATTCAATTGCTCTAGCATAATTTCCGGTTGCCAATCCCCACATGGTTGGTATTCCCTGTGCTTGATGATATTTCTGCAGTGGTCCTAGTGTGTACCATGCTTTTGAATCTTTACCGTGATTGTTGTTAATCACGTTAAGTTTCATTTAATTTTATCCCAATAATCATTTTTGTGTGGACGATAGATATCTTTACGTTTGGAACGCCCGTCTAATTTGCGTGGGCCTTTGAGATGATCCATGTAAGCACCAAGAGGCGAATTGATAAACACATGACCTCCAGGTATGTGTGGATGTCCTTCAGATATATTAAAAGATTTCATTCCACGATCTGTATATTTTTTTTGTAACACCCAAAACAAATATGAATCGTGAAATTCAAGTTCATTGAAAAGAGAATCTGTGCGGTACATGTTTTGCCAATCTTCCTGAAATTGTTGATTAAATTCAGAACGTGTGTCGTAAATTACAAATCCACATTCAGGATATATTTTTTGCCTTCCTAGGTAAGCACAATAGTTTTCACTAGGTAAAAGGCTCTCAACAAAACCTTCTGGAACATTAGAGTGGGTAACAACATCTGCATCCAGCCAGACAACTAAGTCTGAGGTATCATTGAGAGCCGCATGTGATACACAATATGATTTATGTGCAAATTTAACAGCGTCCCACAAATATGAATATTTTCCATTTGGATCAGTGCCTGGCTTGATGCCGTTGGCATGAGGGTTGGACTTGTGCCTTTGTTTGAATTCTCCTAACTTAGGACAAGCAGTGTTGATGTCAAGCCATTCTATTCTATCTGAAAGGTTTTTTTGATAGTCATAAGGAAGCCATTCATAATAAATTTTTAATTTAATTGATTGAGGCCAATGTTTATCAAAGGTCTCAATCATGCGTTTTCCATACTGTCCGTATCCGGACTGTGACATGGTGGTTATGACCGTTTTTGATGTTGGCATATCAGCAAGTATTTAAATAGCACATAATGAAAGTTCAATTATTGTGAAATCATGAGAACCATTGAAGTAGCAACCACGTACAATAAAAAATATTATGACTTAGTTGGAAAACGTATGGTTGAGTCATTCGTAAAGTATTGGCCAAAGGAGGTTCAACTGCATGTATACTGGCAAGAACAACAACCAGAAATTATACAAGACAACATTGTCTACCATGAACTATATAAAGTTCAACCGCAGTTAAAACAGTTTGTTGACAAATGGAAAGATGATCCAGAAAAAAATGGATGGCGTGAAGACAGACAAAAATGGGTATGGAAAAATGATGGAGTTAAGTTTTCGCACAAAGTGTTCGCACAAACACACAGAATAAAAAATTCAACTGCGGATTACATATTGTATTCGGATGCTGACACAGAATATGTGGCAACTCCAAACTTTGATTATTTGGAAGAAATATGTCCTGCAGATTCGTTATGTACATTTTTTGATAGGCCAAAGTTTAGAGATGAAACAGGTTTCTATATGCACAATCCAAAACATGAAAGAGCTAAAGATTGGGCCGATAGATTAGAAGAAATTTATTTGTCTGGTGAAGTATGGACTTATGAAGAAAACAGGGCCGCTGACCAATACACAATGGCATATGGCAGAGATTCATTCAAAGATTGTAAACAAATGGATCTTGTAAAATATCATCCTGATGTAGATATAAAAGATCCAGTACCAACTTCTCCATTAGGCACATTTTTAAATCATCTAAAGGGAGAAAAAAAGAATGGCTGATGTTGTTTATCCTTTGGCCTCAAGCACATGGGGTGCAGAAGAAATAGAAGCAATTCAAGATGTTATAGCATCAGATATGTACACTATGGGACGTAGAGTAAAACAGTTTGAACAAGAATATGCGGATCATTTCGATCATGGATATGCTGTAATGTGTAACTCAGGTTCTTCAGCAAATCTGTTGATGCTGTCATTGTTAAAACTAAAATACAAACTGACTGGTGATATAATTGTGCCTGCTGTGGGTTGGTCAACCAGTTACTTTCCTGTTAATCAAAATGGATTTAAATTAAACTTTGTAGACGTTGACCCACAAACATACAATATAGACACAACAAAAATTGAACAAGCAATTACTCCAAACACTTGTGCTATCATGGCTATTAATCTGTTGGGTAATCCTTGTGACTTTGATGCTATCTATAAGATCGCAGATAAACACAACATTTTTGTAATCGAAGATAACTGTGAATCCATGGGTGCAAAATATAATGGTAGGTACACTGGCGGCCATGGCATCATTGGTACGCAGTCTTTTTTCTTTTCACATCACATGCAGACAATGGAAGGCGGTATGGTCACTGTGGATAATCAAGAAGATGATGATTGGTTGCGTTCTCTGAGAGCCCATGGATGGTGCAGAGATTTGTCTCCGGAAAATCCATTGTTTCATAAGACAGGTTCTTGGAAAGACAATTTTACATTTGTTACTCCAGGTTATACTGTGCGTCCATTAGAAATGAGCGGAGCAGTCGGTTCTGAACAATTGAAAAAATGGGAAGAAATTATGTCAGCAAGATTAAAAAACAAAGAACATTTTTTTAACAAGTTTGGCGATGAAAAATATTTAAAATTACAAAAGACACAAGGCGAAAGCACTTGGTTTTCTTTTGGTTGTATATGCACTGGAGCATTAACAGGCAGAAGAGATGAACTGGTCACTGCTCTCACAGAAGCAGGCATCCAATCAAGACCATTAGCATCAGGTAATTGGTTGAGACAACCCGTGATGAACATGTTAGACTACACAGCAACTGGTGATTACTCTGGAGCCGACCTTATTGAAGATGAAGGATTTTTCGTGGGTAACGGCATGCAGGATGTAACCAAAGGCATTGACGCCATGTATGAGGTCATACAAAAATTAATATGAAAAGTTTAACTATTGTTACAACATATAGTCCAAGGTATTGGCCTTTACCCATACAAAAGTCAATTGAAAGCACACTAGAAAATTGGCCAGATCATGCAAAAATACTAGTGTATCCAGATGATCAAACTCAATGCATGTCACATAGTAGATTACAACACTATGATCTCTGCAGAGAACAACCTGTGTTGGATAAATTTATTGCTAGGAATAAAAACAATCCAAAACTACAGACATTAGGACAAAAAGATTATGAGTTTGAATACGATGCCATAAGATTTAGTTATAAAGTGTTTGCTTGTATTGATGCATATCAAAAAACAAAACCAGACATGATGTGGTATCTTGATGCAGACATAATAACATTTGAAAAGATTCCAATGTCATGGTTAGAACACATTATTCCTGATCACGCATTTACATCATACTTGGGTAGGCCAAAAAAAGGATTTTCTGAAACAGGTTATTACGCATTTAACACAGCACATCAATATGCAGAAGATTTTTTCACAAGATGGTCGGAGTATTATGAAAAGGATTTGTATTTTGATATACAAAAAGGATTTCTCAACCACTTTCCACGTGCTGGTTACACAGACTCATTTACGTTTGACGCAGTAAGATTAGAATTTGAACAAGCTGGTAAAATGGTCAATGAAGATCTTAATGATGGAAGATTTGCCGGAATGAGAAAAGCAAGGCATCCGTTTATCAATTCTGAACTTGGACAATATATGGATCATCTTAAAGGATTCGACAGAAAGACAAATATGAAAAGCAACGCTAAAGATCTAACAACAAAACAAGCACACAAATATTGGAGAGACCTAAAGTGAAGATATTAGTAACAGGCGCATTAGGTTATATAGGCACTCAGTTCATATACAATATGCGTGATATTGGTCATACATTGATGTGTATTGACTCATCAAAAAAATCATTAGAACAAAGACTTGGCATAGCACTAGAGTACAACAAAAATGTAATATTCAAAAAATATGACATTGTAGATGATCTAAGCATATTCAAAGATGTTGATATGATTCTACATTTGGCGGCTAAGGTTGGTTATGTTGACTGTGATGACCATCCAGAAGAAACACACAGAACAAACATTGAAGGAGTAAAAAACATTTGTTCGTTGGGTAAACCTACAATCTTTTTGTCCACTGGCAGTGTGTATGGTAAACTTGATCAACCCTGTGTTGAAGATTTAGAATGTAATCCTGCAACACTCTACGCTAAAACTAAACTACAAGGTGAACAGATTGTAAAAGACACACTTGAACAATACACCATACTTAGACCAGCTACTGCGTATGGATTGTCGTTTAAGACACGTCATAATCTGTTGATACACACACTGTGCCATGATGCAGTGAAAGGTGGTAGAATAGATCTATATCAACCCGATGCTAAAAGAACTTTTTATCATGTAAATGATTTAGCAAACACTATTAAACATACAGTGTGTAATTTTGATCAATGGAAGGGTGAAACTTTTAATGTAGGTTCAACACAACTTAACATTACTAAGAGAGGCATAATTGAAGAAATACAAAAATACATTGATGTTGATGTTAATATTGTAGAAGATGAAGACAAAGATCAAAGAGATTATTATGTAGATTATTCAAAACAAGAAGCCATATTCAAAGCTGAAAGACCGTTGGATATTGAAAACATTATAAAATATTACCAAGGACAATAATGAAAGTTGAAGTTTTTCGCAACACGGTGAAACGTAGAGGCAAAGGTGCATCATTTGAAATGGTGAAGGCCTGGTATGATGGCATAAAATCAGTAGGCGATGAACCAATATGGATTGAAGGCCGTAGTGATCCAGAACGTTGGATGGGTGATCCTAAAGAAAAAGTGGCTGTGCATTTTGGATATGGGCCTGACAATGCAGGTGATTTTCTCAAAGGCAATCGTAGGAAAATAAGACAGCATCACGAAAAGAATGGAGGGGTGTGTATAGTGTTTGATGGTGGCCTTTGGACATCGTTTGGTAACAGAGCTACTGACTGGAATAAGCATTATTTTAGATGTGCCCTTTGGTCACCCATGCGTAATGGTAACTTTCTTAATGAAGATTCACCTGCAGACAGATGGGAAAATATAAAGAAAACTTTTAACATAGATAATCGTCCATGGAAGGATGATGGCAAGTATATTATGCTATGCACACAACCTAAAGACAACTGGTCCATGGCACAAAAAGATCCTTATGAATGGGTTGATGAGGTGGTTAATGCTTTAAAAGGTGTAACAGACAAAACACTGTTGTTAAGGCCACATCCTAATCATGCAGACAAATGTGCAGAAGATATCCGCAAACGCCATCCAAAGATCAAAATTGCTGACATGACCAGAGGCGGTGGTATGTTCAAAGATTATCGTTGGACATTTCTTGAAGAACTGGATGCTTCTGATATCCACTGTGCTATCACACACAACTCCACCGCAGTGGTTGATGCCGCAACATACGGAGTGCCTGTGTTTATGACATCTGACTTGTGTCTAGCATGGGACGTTGGATCCAACAACCTTACCCAAGTAGAAAAACCTGTCAAACCAGATCGAGATCAGTGGTTACACAATCTTGCCTATGCAAATTGGACTATAGATGAAGTTCGCAATGGTACTGTGTGGCGTCGATTCAGACCACACATTGAAAATATCATCAAATGATACTAACAAAACATGAAGCTGATCAGTGGTTTGCTGATCACTCATTACCAGATATTAAAATTTTTCCTAATAAGGATATAGAACAGCATTTACGCTACGCACTATCTCAAGTAAGCACTCAAGATTTATTTTTAGAATTCGGAGTAAGAGACAGGAGAACTTTTAACATAATAAAAGAATATTCAAGTGTCGTACATGGATTCGACTCCTGGACTGGTATGCCTTGGCCATGGCAACTTACAAGATTAGTTGAGCCTGACAAAACAGGTCCCCATCTTGCGGCAAAAACAATACCAAAGACTGATGACACACAAATATTTTGGAGTGGACTATTTGAGGACACATTGCCTAAATTTATAAAAGAATACAATCAACCAATAAGTTTTTTACACATAGATTCCAACTATTATAAATCGGCAACACAAGTGTTAACAGCACTTGACCATAATATCACTAGTAATACAGTAATTGTAATAGGACAGTGTCATGCTTTTGAACAGGCAGATCTTAAAAAATGGAGCAATATATGGAATCATGGACTTTTAGCTTGCAAAAACTGGGGACGTAATATACAATTTTTTAGTAGGAATCATTTCCTTCAAGTAGCAGGAAAAATAATATGAAAGCATTTATAATATACCTTAAAGAAGTACAATCTACAATAGATTCTGCTTTGGAATGCAAACGCACAGCACGTGAATATGGTTTAGACGCATGGTTAATGGAAGGATTTACTCCATCCAGGGCAGATCAATTTATTAAAGAACAAAATTTAAAACCATACTCGCCAGGGCCTAAATTATTTGAAATTAAATGGCAAAAGGGTGGAGTGCGTGGTTGTATGATATCACATTATCATGTCTGGAAAAAATGTATAGAATTGGATCAGCCGATTGTTGTGCTTGAACATGACTCAAGAGTTGTAAGTGAAACTTATAGAGCTGACTTTGAAGATGTATTACATTTAGATGCACATAGATTTGAACAGGATCCAGACAAAGGCAAAAGTTTAGTGGTCGAAGATTTTGTTAATATACGTAAAGGTGAAAATCAACTCATGGGAACATATGGCTATGTAATCAAACCACACGCCGCTGAAAGACTGATAAAAGGCGCACACGAAGATGGTATTACAGCATCAGACATGTTCGTAAAAGACAAGTATGTTCGTATACAGGTTGTAAAACCAAGGGCAGTATATGTTAGCAGTCAAGACAGTTTGACTGGCAACAGATCGTTCTATATATAATCATATGCATATCACAGTAACAGGATCACATGGTTTTATTGGAACACATCTAGTAAAACACTTTTTGGATAACAAACATTGGCTAAATTGTTGGGACACTGAGATAGGAAAAAATATTTCCGACTTCACACTTAAAAGTGTGCTAGAGGATACAACAGATGTTATAGTTCATCTTGCGGCACTGGCGGGCATAAGAGAATCGATCGAAGATCCCGATGAATATTGGAAAGTAAATGTTGAATACACAAAACGTGTGTTTGCTGTAGCCGAAGAAACAAACACAAGAGTAATTTATGCTTCATCATCCGCATGTAAAAGATGGCATGGAAATCCATATGCTATTTCGAAATATGTAAATGAATTCATAGCACCGAAAAATTCAGTTGGGCTTAGATTTTCAACAGTGTGGGGAGACGGTGCTAGAGGAGATATGTTAGTGCCACAAATTGTTAACCGAACATTAAAATATGCCACAACACACAAACGTGATCTAATTCATGTATCAGATGTTGTAAGTGCCATACAATGTATTATAGACCATCCTGAACAAACAGGTGTGTTTGAAGTTGGCACAGGCAAAACAGTATCTGTGGATCAATTAGTAGCATCCAACGGACTTGACGTACCAATTGTTGACGGCAAAGATTATGAACTTGAAGAAAATTTGTTGCCCTCACATAGACTACGTGGTCTTGGATGGGAACCAAAAGTTGATATCATGGAAAACAAATTATGAAGTTACTAGAAGACGGTTATTGGATACCTGATGGAGACGATCCTGTACATCACACAGGTGGTAATGTAAAAGAACATGACGGCAAAATACATAGTGAAGTTTTAAAATTGTGTAAAGGACGTAAACACATGATTGACATTGGTGGTAATGTTGGTAGATGGTCTAATTATTACGCAGATATTTTTGATAAAGTAACAGCATTCGAACCAGCTTATTATAACATTGAATGTTTTAAAAAAAATACGGAAGAAAAGACAAACATCACACTACATGAATATGGACTTTCAGATAAACCAGGAAAAGGTAACTTGTCAGTGGCCATTGGGGAACATTTAGGATCAACTCGAGTACATCCTAGTGTGGATGGTGACATTGTATTAAAAACACTTGATTCACATAACTATGATCACATCGATGTGTTAAAGGTTGATGTAGAAGGACTTGAAATTCCAGTGCTAAATGGCGCCAGAGAAACTTTAGCCAGATGCTCTCCTATTATTGTTATTGAACGATGTGTTTTGAATTCAACTGCTTATGGATACAGTAAGAATGACAGTCATGTGCTTTTGGAACAACTTGGTTATTCAAGAGAAATAAAAATTACAAGAGACTGTATCTACGTTAAAAAATGAACATTTTAGTTACAGGTTCATTAGGCTTTGTTGGATCACATCTAGCAAAAAGATATCACTATCAAGGACATAATGTAGTTGGCATAGACAATGGAGTTGGTGGTTATGATGATAATCTTACAGAAGTACAAACCTATAAAATAGACTGTTGTGATCAATCTAATTTAGATAACTTGTTTGCGAAAAATAATTTTGATTTGGTAATTCATGCGGCATGTACGGCATATGAAGGACTATCTGTAGTGTCTCCTGTGTTTGTTACACGTAACACATATGATGCAACTGTTAATGTTTTAACTGTGGCTATTAAACATAATGTTAAAAAATTTGTGTATATGAGCTCAATGGCAAGATACGGAAACCAATCAGCTCCGTTTACTGAAGACATGAAACCAGCACCAGAAGATCCATATGGCATTGCTAAAGTTGCCGCTGAAGACACTGTTAAATGTTTGTGTGATGTTAATGGAATAAATTGGTCGATTGTGGTCCCGCACAACATTTATGGTCCTAACCAAGTTTATGACGATCCTTTTCGAAATGTCGTGTCAATATTTCTGCACAGGAACTTACAAGGCAAAGCACCTATAGTTTATGGTGATGGTCAACAAATGAGATGTTTTTCATACATAGATGATACTCTACAGGTGTTCGATGAAATATGCTTTGGATCCAAATCCGCGTCAGAAACATTTAATATTGGACCAGATGAAGATTATGTAACAATTAATGACCTAGCAAAAATGTGTGCGAATGCAACTGGATATAACGGTCCACCTGAATACATGCCTGATAGACCCAAAGAAGTAAAATATGCTACATGTTCAGCTGATAAAATTAGAAAGTATTTTGATTACAAAACACAGGTATCCTTGTCTGAGGGGATTCATAAAACATTAGATTTCATAAGAAAAAGGGGCATAAAAAAATTTAATTACTCCTTGCCAATCGAAATAGATAATGAACACACGCCACAAACATGGACAAAAAAATTAATATAACCTTATGTTGCCCAAGCAGAGGTCGACCATATTACGCCAAACGTATGCAAGACAGTGCATTACAAACTGCTAAACATCCCGACAAAATAAAAATTAAATTTTATCTTAATCAAGACGATCCAGAACTAAAAAATTACCAATGTATTGATTATGAAGTTGGCATTGATAGAAGTACAGTTATGAGTTGGAACCTAATTGCCGAGAGTTCACCAAGTATTATGTACATGTTAGTAGGGGATGATGCAGAATTTATTACAAAAAATTGGGATCAAATATTTTTAGATCAATACAAAAAATATCCTGATGGTATATTCATGATAGGCACAGCAACAGGAAAACAACATGGCCTAATACATAAAACATCACCACATCCTGTTATTACTCAAGAATGGAGAAATGCTTTAGGTTATTTTTGGCCTGTGCAGTTTCATCATTGGTGTTTAGACAACTACACTAATGATCTAGCAACTCAAATTAATAGATATATTTTTTTAGAAGATGTAATGATTAAGGTTAAAAAAATAACAGAAGACAACACAGCAAAACGTATCAGGACAGACGCAGTCAACAAAAGAGATCTATGGGTATATGAAAAAACTAAACAATGTTATTTTGAATATGATGTAGCAAAACTTATTAAGGCCTGTAATAAATGAATTTAGCAGTGTTTGGTGATAGTTGGCCTGTAGGAGTAGAACTAAGTGAAGGAGAAAGTCCTTTTGGCAATTTATTACACAAAAAGATGAAGACGGAAAACTTTTACAACATGGCTGAACAAGGTAGCACTATCGATTCACTTGTCATACAACTTAATAAATTTGCCAATAAAGAAATAAAAAATTGTTTGTGCATTTTTTTTATTACTAATCCAGCAAGATATCTATACTTCGAAAATGATAAACCAAAAATATTACGGCCCACTGGCGATAAAAGTGATCTGACTAAATTTTATTTTACACAGGTACAGTCAGATGAATTAGACAATCACAAAGCAAATATGACAATACTTGCCCTTCAACAAATGTGTAGACATCTTGGTTATAAAGATTATTATATGGAGGGATGGACTAATATTCCATGGACATACGCTGGTATTGACAAGCAAAAACTTTTGCCAAAAAGTGCCGCAGAACTATTTGGTGCAGACACAAACGCACACACATTAGAACTTGCCAAATTTCAAAAAAATGAATACATTACTCCAAACAAATATCATCCAAATCAGAAAGGACACACACTAATAGCTGATTACTTGTATAGTTTCATCAAATAATATAAAATTAAAACATGCGGACATTTACAATTACAACCACTTGGGGAGAAGCACACTGGAATGTGTATGCTAAAAGATGTGTGGAATCGATAGCAGAATTTTGGCCACATGATGTAAAAAAAATATATTACCCTGATAATAATTCACAACGCATTGATGCTGATAATACTTTTTACTATGATCTTAAAACCAATCAATCAGAACTACAGGAGTTCATAGACAGAAACAATAATAACGATTTGATTAAAGAGAGAATGAACAAACCAATGCGAAGTGCATTTGAATATGATGCTGTTAGATTTAGTTACAAGGTATTCTGCATGTTGGATGCCGCAGAAAAATGTCAAACAGATGTTTTAATTTTTATTGATGCAGACACTGTGACATACAAACCAATACCTATGGAATGGCTGGAACACATTGCGCCTTATAACAAGTTTACTACATTTTTAGGGCGACCAAAAAAAGGTTTTTCCGAAACCGGATTTATTACGTTTAATTTAAAAATGCCGGAATCCAAAAAGTTTTTTGCCCGTTGGAAAGAATACTATACCAAAGATCTTTGGCAGAACCTGCAGGGATTTACAGATTCCTACACATATGATGCGGCAAGAATTGACACAACTAATAGATCATTAGACAACGATTTGAATGACGGGAGATACCTAGGTCTTAGGGGATCGAAACATCCTTTTGTAAATTCGGAACTTGGTGACTACATGGATCATCTCAAAGGTGAAAGGAAAGACATACAATCATCTGTTGAGGACATGAAAGTAAAAAGGCAAGATACACATTGGCAATAATATCTAAAGCACCATTAAGAATTAGTTTTGCTGGCGGAGGTACAGATTTAGAACCATTTTGTTCAACTCATGGTGGATGTGTTTTGAGTGCCACCATTAATCAATACGCATATGTAAAAATTGAACCAAACCCATCTTTAACTGATGACACATGGATGTTTTGCTCACCTGATTTTAGTGAAGAAAATAAATTGACAGGAGATATTGACGATTGGGATACAAACAAATCTACTCTTTTGGTTAAAACATATAAGCACATGTATAAAAAATACCAATTTGAATTATCGCCAGTAAAAATTACAGGATATTGTGAAACGCCGCCTGGTTCTGGACTAGGGTCCTCTAGTGCATATACAGTCGCAACAGTATCTGCTATAAACAGATATTATGCTCTAGGACTTAGCAAATATGACATAGCTGATGTATCTCATTATATTGAAAGAGATGTATGCAGTCTCCCTGGAGGTAAACAAGATCAATATGCCTCTACATTTGGTGGAATAAATTTTATAGAATTCAAAAATCAAGTGCTAGTCAATCCAATAGAGTTGCCTGAATCTTTCCAAGAGAAACTTCAGATGTCAACAGTATTATACTACATAGGCGGACAAAGAAATCATTCTGTCATTGAAGACAACATCAAAAATTTACAAGAAAACAAAGACACAATTACAAAAACTTTTCAATTGAAAGAAAATTGTAATAGTTTTTTCACGGCGATTACAACCGGCGATCAACAACGTATTGTTGAATTAATGAATGAAAATCATTTACTAAAAAAACAATTAAGTTCAAAAATTATAGATCCTTACATAGAAGAAATATATCAAACTGCTATTACGCATGGTGCCATGTCAGGAAAAATATGCGGCGCAGGTGGTGGGGGACACATGATATTTTTTACTGATTTCACAAAAAGGCATAATCTTATTAAAACATTAAATTCTCTAGATGGACATGTAGTGCCTTTTAGTTTTACCCATAAAGGGACTATAACATGGAGCCAGTAAAACATCCTAAAGGTTGGGGATATGAACTGTGGATTGTTAATAATAAAAATTACTGTGGAAAAATTTTACACTTCACACAAAATAAAAAATGTTCTTGGCATTATCACAAACTAAAACACGAAACATTCTACGTGCAACATGGCGAAATAGAACTATTGTATGGTTGGCACGAAGATATCGAACAAGCAAAAAAACTAATTTTGAAGCCAGGCATGTCTTTTCAAGTCCCAATTGGTCTAAAGCATCAAATGAAAGGCATAGTTGATTCCGATATTTTTGAATTTTCAACTTCACATTTTGAAAGTGATTCATATAGAATAATAAAAGGCGATTAATGAAAATAGCAATTTTTCCAAAAACAAGTGCTATAGCTGGTAGGCCAGTAATGAATGCCTTCATAGAGTCATTACGCCAGGAGAATCTGATAATCTGCGAAAATCACGAAAGACCAGATGCAGACGTTGTGGTGATGTGGTCATGGCTTCTCGGCATGTATGGACGTGATGCCATATACAATCATTACAAAAAAACTAATACAAAATTTGTTATCCTTGAAGTTGGCGCTTTACATAGGAACGTTTCATGGAAAGTTGCCATAGGAGGTATCAACAGAGATGCTAACTTTGGAAACCAATCAGTGGATGGAAATAGATTAGCCATGTTCAACCTAAATGCGAAGCCATGGCAGATTGATGGTGATCATATTATTATCTGTGGACAAAATGAAAAAAGTTTAGCATGGAATAAAGGAAGAACAATTGATTGGGCAACTGAGATGATACAGTGGATCCGTGAACAGACAGATAGACCAATTTGGTTTCGACCACATCCAAGATTTCCTGTGTCCTTTGCTGAAAATAAAACTAACAACGTGCTTATAAGTGTACCAAAAAAAATAAAAGGATATGATGAGGTAGATTTCGATACAGCTCTTACTAATGCCTATGCTGTTGTAAATTTCAATTCAAATCCGGCAATAGAGGCTGTTTTAAAAGGCATCCCAGTATACGTTGATCAGTCATCCTTATGCTATCCTGTAGGCAATCCAATCAAAGGAAATATTAACTTACCCGCCAAACCTGATCGTACTGAATGGCAAAAAGAGATAAGTTATACAGAATGGTTAGTAGAAGAAATAAAACAAGGGATTCCGTGGAAAAGGCTGAGACCCCATTTGATAAATGGGTGACTAAAATATACTTCGGAATAATGTTTTTTGGTTTTCCATCTATTTTCTTGATTCTACTATATCTCGAAACAAGATGAATAATTTTGTTTGTGTATGCACTGGCACTAAGTATGGTACCGAATATGTTGACAAGTTATATAATATGGCATCACGCCATGCCACTGATTTTAAATTTAGTGTCATTACAGACCAAAAAAAAAATTGGCGTAATGAAATAAACCAAATAATTGTTAATCCAATATATCCGACATGGTGGAATAAGATCCATATGTTTAGAGATGACATAGGTTTGGAGGGCCGAGTGTTGTTTATGGATTTAGATGTTGTGATATTTAGAAACATCAATCATTTATGGGATTTCGAAGGTGATGCGTTTGTAATAATTCAAGACTTTAATCGATGTCGGATACCAAACTATCATGTCCGTAATTCATCTGTAATGAAATTCAATGCTGGCCAAGAAGTGCATGTATGGAATGAGTTCAAACAAAACTCTCAAAAAGTTATTTCTAAATATAGAGGCGATCAAGATTACATGACTGCCAAATATAGAGAAGGCCCAATTTGGCCAAGGAATTGGATTATGTCATATAAATGGGAAATAGGATTGGAACCAGGTGAAAAAAGAAGATCGCCAAACGATTTATTTGTTAAACAACCATACACTGATCGAAAACACAATTTGCCTGAAGATTGTTGTGTTGCTGTGTTTCATGGTAAGCCTAATCCTGCTGAAGTTGAACGTGATCCATTAGTAAAAGAAAATTGGCAGTGAATGAAAAAATATTAATAGTAGGAGACAGTTTTGTTTCAAATTCTGGCGTATATGACAAAACCATAACATACGCTAAACACGTTGCCCAAGACTTTAATAGTGTAGACATTAAAGCCATTCCAGGTGCGGGTAATAGTAGTATTTGTAATGCTGTATTATCAAATTTTAAATCATACAATATTGTAATTATAAATTGGACTGACACATCAAGATATGATATTCAACTACAGGACAAAGAGACTATCAACTATTATAAACAAACAAATAATCAAATTGCTATGATTGACCAAAATCTTTGGTTAATGTCAAATGGACTAAGGGGTTATCGAAATAACAAAGATTCTATAAAATTATGGGAACCAATTTATAAAAAATATTTCCAAGTTGAAGATTGTTGGAGGAAAACACTAGAACAATTATTGTTAGTACAGTCTTTGTTAAAAATACACGGAAAAAAATTTATAAATTTCTTTTCATTTGATACTTTTACACCAATGTCATTTATTGAATTTGAGAAAAAGTTTCAGACAACGAAAAATTATAACCAAAAAAGATGGAAAAATTTTTTAAAACACAACTCCTGGTTAGATTACATTGATTGGAATCAAGTATGGTTTTGGAAAAATAAGTACACAGAAACAGGAGGAATTATGGATTGGTGTCACGATAATACCAATGATAAAGGACATCATCCTACTGATAATGGTCATGAACAATTCTATAATTTAGTTGTTAAACCATGGCTTTTAAACTATACTAAACACACTACACAGGAGCAAACATAATGTCACTTTTTGATTTTGAACAGTATGATTCTAAACAAGTTCCTTCAGGTGAAATACATTTAGTCAATCAAACAAATGACGAAATCGAAAGTATTAATCTTGATCAATACATAGAAGATAGAAATGTTATATTAATTGGGATTCCCGGGGCATTTACTCCTACCTGTACAGAAAAGCATTTACCAGGATTTGTAAAAAATGAAAATAGTTTTTACAAAAAAGGCATTCAAGAAATTATTTGTATGAGTGTGAATGATCCACATGTCATGAGTGCATTTGCTGACTTTGTAAATTTCGAAGGATCAAAAATTACAATGGCGTCTGATCCTTTTGGAGAAATTACTGAGCAACTAGGACTACTGACAGACATGGGTATCTTAGGAAAAAGATCAAAACGATTTGCCGCAATCATAAAAAAAGGAAAGATAGTAGACATGGTTGTAGATGAACGTGATTTAGATGTATCATCTGCAGAAAATTGTTTAAAAAAACTATAATGGTGCTATCCAACTATCAAGGCGAAGAAATAATTGACTCAATAACCATTAGACAAGGTAAGAAATACTTTGATAAAAAGTGGATGCCACGGACTGTCTTTAATGATACTAAAGATAAGGATGCTTATATCATAGGTAATGGCGAATCAAGACAAGGCTTTGATCTCACATGCCTTCCTAATGACACATATGGTTGTAATGCTTTATATAGAGATTATGATCCAAATTTTTTAGTTGTCATTGATGCCCCTATGTATCAAGAAGTGATAGCAAATGACTATCCCCAAAAAGGCATTGTTTACACAAATAGAAGTAACATGTTGAAGTATCAAGGTGCCAGTCATTTGATTCCCCATAATCAATATCTTGGAGCAGGCGGAACTGCTATGCATGTTGCGATTCATGATGGCCATAAAAAGTTAATCTGCTTAGGGTTCGACTGTACCTTGAATGGGCCTAATAATAATGTATACAAAGACACCAATGCTTATAAATCAAGCACTGAAAATGTTGATCAGACAGTTTGGGCAAAAGAAATTTACAAATTAATGATCAATAATCCAACGATACAATGGATTTTTGTTGACTGCGAAATACCAGGTGATTTCTTGAATCTTGACAACTGTTCCACATGGCAATACAATGAATTAAATACGCATATAAATACAAAAAATGAAACTACCTGATAAAATTAAAATAGGATGGAAAGATGTTGATCTACAAAGAGTCAAAGTTTCATTTGTAAAAAATAATTCTGACTATTGGGGACAATACATTGTTCGTCAAAACAAAATTGAAATCCAAGAAGAAGCACAGGGCCAAGATCTAGCTAACACATTAGTGCATGAAATAATTCACGCCATTGTGTATCATTCTTCATTGAACGCAGAAGGCGGTCCTTTGTATGACAGTGAAGATGAAGAACAAGCAGTTAACTCCATGACCAATTGGTTAATGGGTGTATTCAAAGATAATCCATGGTTATTGGACTTTCTAAAAGAAAACATTCATAATAAATCTCGCAAAAAATAACACTTTTTTATTGGTTGACTAATTTGGTATAATACCATATAATAAAAATATAAAATAAATTAAGAGGTAACAACAATGACAAACGCACAATTAGTCTTAGAACAAATAAAGTCAACACTTTGCCATGAAGGTACAACATACAAAGGAAATTCAGGAACTTACATGTTTATTGAAGGCAAAACAACCCACGAAGGAACAATAAACGGAGTGGTTAAAAAGTTAGACGAACAAGGAGTATCTAAAACTGCTGGTTCCTTTAAAATATTAGAAGATGGTACTGTGATGAGATTTACAGGTATCGCTACAAAAACTTCTAAGGCAATTACAGCAGAAATCCAAGCACAAACTCCTGTTGCTGAGGAAACTGTAATTGAAGAACAATCAGAAGCAATTGCTGTCTAAATTACGTTTAATAAGAATATCAAACGTTAAAAAAATAATTTATACTGCTGAGTCTAAATGGGCTCAGCAGTTCTGGAAAAAAATCCTAACACAATTAACCAAGTAAACTATTAATCTGTAAATGAGCAATCAGGCTATCTGAATACTCTAGATTGATAGAAGTGACGCCGTTGAATCCCACATAATTCGAATATATCAATTGTTTTTCTACAGTATGGATTTTAATAATCTTGTAAAGTGCGTTTGTGTCTATTGGTTTTTTATCTATAGATATCTCATCAATCCTTAAAAATTTATCCTTAATCACGTTACCCTTGTCATCTAACAACGTGTCATTGTTGTTGTCTTTACCGTCAGTAATAATATTAATTGTTGTTGGTAACTCAACGTCAATTGATACATTGTTTATACCTGCACTAAATTTTTTTACAGTGTGCAATATCTTTTTATTAGCAACAAATTTAGCAGACATAGATCCGTGATAATTGCTACTGTAAATGCTAAAGCAAACTTTTGTCACTTCATTTCCATTTCCATTAATAAATGATTATCAACTCTGCCTTTGTCATTGAATCCTGCTTTAATACAAGCAGATTGTTGTTGACGCATCCATCTCATTCGAATATCATGTGTATTAGTTCCGTCCTTTGTTTGCCATTGATGATCAAAATTCACGTCATTTAGAATAATGTTAAATTCATCACGCCTTCTAAAAATTTCAGTACCAGGTAGTATTCCTAGTCCTCCTCCAAATGTAACATATTTTATAGGATTACCAGCGTATTTTTTGTTCTTTTCAAACCATTGAATAGTTTCTAAATTTGTATCTTCATTGTCTGTTACATACCCAACAATTAACATCATACCAACTGATATATTAAATTTTTGGCACATTCTCAAACAATAGTCTAAGTCTTTATTAGTAAATTTTTTACGCATGTGCATCCTTACATCTTCTACCAATGATTCAACACCCACAATTAAAAAAGTTCCGCTATGACTGATTAGTTCCCAGTCTCTTTCTGTCATTTGCCTTTCAGGCCTAAAAATAAAAAAACTTGACCATTCTATTTTGGCATCTTTGTTTTGTTCATTATATTCACTTAACAATCTCATAAGTTTCATAAATTCATTTTGATTACCATTTATTAAAGAATCTTGAAATTTAAACTTTGTTACACCTGTGGATTTATTTTGATATACTAGTTCGGCAAATATGTCTTCAGCAGTGCGCCATTGAAATTTTTTCCAATGCTGATGAATATCGCAGAAAGAACACTTACGCACACAACCCCTTGAGCCAACTATTCCAATACTTTGATTTTGGTACACACTCCAGTCGTAATCATCGTACATAGGATATGGTTTATCATTCAAACTATCTAGTTGTTCCCAATCTATGTTATTGACTCCTGGTAAAGTAACAGGATTTTTAAGTACTATCTCAGGCAGTGTTTCATCACCATCTCCTTTAATATAATAATCGATTTGTTTTTGTGCAAGTAATCTATCGCCAAATCCCATTTCAGTACCTAATGTGTTAAACACTCCAGGACCACCTATAATAAGTTTAATATTTGGATGATGTCTTCTAAAATAAAAACAAAGCCATTCACAAATAAATTGACTAGCATACGTTAAAAGCGATAGAGCTATATGTGTAGGATTGTATTGTAAAATCCTCTGTGCCATAAATTCAATTATTATCTTTACTTCATCAGGATTACATTTATTGTGATTTTGTATCAGTGCTGATTGTATTTCATAATATCTATTTGGTAATTTTGTCTTAACAAAATTCAGCACTTCTTGATTAAGATCTATAGCGGTAGTGTTTATGCCTTTGCTCATACACATTGATTTTAATAGTGCTGGCGCTAATAAAGGAGATTCTGTATCACTCCAAGGTATAGACGCAATTGTTAGTTTCATTTATCTAAGTTGTAAATTCATGTTTAGTATGTTATATTATATTTAAACATGCCTCATTGCAATATCATAATAAAAGATGAAGTGAACGTAAAACTAGATGGGCTTGATCTGGTAACTAGGCGTAAACTAACCAATAAATTTAAATATGAAATACCGGGAGCAAGATTTATGCCTGCTGTGAAACTAGGAAGATGGGATGGTACAGTGTCCTTCTTTACACAAGGTGGTCTTACTTACGTTAATTTGTTAGAAGAAATTGTTCCTATACTTGAAGAAAATAATTATACATTTGATCTTGATGACAGAAGACAATCATTTGATCTACAATTTGATCCAGTGGTAGAAGATACATTTTCGGATGTAACATGGCCTCAAGGACACACAATGGAGGGACAACCAATCATTTTGCGTGATCACCAAGTTGAAGTAATTAATAACTTTATTAATAATCCACAGTGTCTACAAGAAGTGGCTACAGCAGCTGGAAAAACAATCATAACAGCGGCATTATCAAAACTGATTGAACCATATGGTAGATCAATCATAATTGTGCCAAACAAATCATTAGTCACACAGACAGAAGAAGACTATGTTAACATGGGGCTAGATGTTGGGGTATATTTTGGTGATAGGAAAGAGCCAGGCAGAACACACACAATTTGTACATGGCAGTCACTCAATATACTTGAGAAGAAAAGACAAAACGCTGAGGATGATCTTATTGAAGAATTCAAGCGTGATGTAGTCTGTGTAATTGTTGACGAAGTTCATCAAGCCAAAGCAGATGTGCTGAGAAGATTACTGACAAACGTGTATGGCTATGTGCCAATCCGCTGGGGACTCACAGGAACCGTTCCGAAAGCAGACTATGAATTTAAATCGTTACACGTATCATTAGGTGACGTAATAAACAGAGTATCGGCCGCCGAACTACAGGCCAAAGGACTGTTGGCTAAATGTCAAATTGAAATCCTACAGATGTGGGATTATGTAGACTATAAAAATTATCGAGAAGAACAAACACATCTTGTGACTAAACAGGCTAGAATAGATTATATTGGTAGAATGGTTGAACAGATGCGACAAACTGGAAATACTTTAGTATTAGTTGATAGAGTAAAATCAGGAGAACTTTTGACAGAAGTTATTCCAGAGTCTGTGTTTGTAAGAGGCGCCACTAAAGCAGATGAAAGAAAAGAACACTATGATGAAGTCAGAATATCAGATGACAAAGTTATTGTGGCCACATATGGCGTGGCAGCTGTGGGAATAAACTTGCCACGTATCTTCAATCTTGTTTTAATAGAGCCAGGAAAGTCGTTTGTCAGAGTGATACAATCAATAGGAAGAGGCATACGTAAAGCACAGGACAAAGATTTTGTTCAAGTATGGGATATATGTTCTACAGCAAAGTTTTCTAAGCGTCATCTTACAGAACGTAAAAAATTTTATCGTGAGGCGCAGTACCCTTTTACTGTGACAAAGGTTGACTATCAGAAATAAATCAACATATAATACAAATATATGCAGATATTAACACTAGAAAACAAATGTTATTTGTTAAACAAGATCCCTAACAAAGTTAGCGATGATATGCGTTTTTCTATACTAGACAATAATGATATAAAAAATCCTGACTTTTATTTTATTCCATTAATATACCTAGAATCATTTTCTTCTCCAGCTGCTGTTTTAGAAATAGACAATCAAAGAATTCAGATGCCATTGGATTGGCACATATTATTAGGTGATCCAGATTGTGGAGATTTAGAAATTGTTCCAATTACATCTCTCAATGATCGTTCTTTCCATGCTTTTTGTTTTAATCCTATTAGTGATCCTTTACCAAAATACGCTGAAATAAAAATGGTTAATATCTATAACGAAGTCGAATGGTATTTTCCAAGAATAAAAAATAATCAATTATTGACCGTGCCGTTGTCCGAACAAGACAAACCACAGTGTGCTTTCTTTATAAAAGAAATAAATCGTAACACAGATATTGTAAATTTAAATAGTTTATTCCATGCTTAATTTTAACAACCAAGCCCCACTGAAAGTTATTGCTGGTCCCTGTCAGATAGAATCTGAATCACATGCTATAATGATGGCTGAAATAATTGCTGGCATATGTGAAGATGTAGGGATCCGTTGGGTGTATAAATCATCTTTCGACAAAGCAAATCGATCTTCTATAAAATCTGCTAGAGGGGTTGGTATAGATCAAGGACTAAAAATACTTGAAAAAATATCAAAAAGTTTTTCTGTGCCTACTATCACAGACATACATGAACATCATCAAGCTGACACAGTCGCTCAAGTTGTTGATATCATCCAAATCCCTGCGTTTTTGTGTAGACAAACAGATTTAATTTTAGCAGCTGGACAAACTGGTAAATGGGTCAATGTAAAAAAAGGACAATTTCTTTCCTATTCAGAAGTACACAATATAAAAAATAAATCACCTAACACAAATTTTATGATTACAGAGCGAGGCACTACTTTTGGTTATAATAATCTTGTTGTGGATATGCGTGGAGTACACGCCATGCGAGAATGGTATCCAGTAATAATGGACGGCACTCATGCTGTACAACAACCTGGAGGTATGGGGCAATCCTCCGGAGGTGACAGAGAATTTGTTGATCCTATATGTACATCTGCAGTGGCTCTTGGCATAGCAGGAGTATTTCTTGAAGTCCATAATGATCCTAACTCAGCACCATCAGATGGTCCTAACATGCTTTTACCTGATCAATTTAGAAAACTAATTACCAAACTTAAAATACTTGATTCCACAGTCAAACAAAAGTTATAATAAAATATGCCAGGCAACTTCTTAGACATCAAGTCAATGATGAGAGCAGTAGATTCAAGAGATAAAACTTGGTATGACAGACTTACTGATGAAGATAAGAAATTGTATTCACCATACATGTCAATGAAATGGACAGCGGCTGTGGAACACAAAGACAAAGTCATTCAAGAATTCTACATTGAAGAAGTCAACGAAAATGTCAATAAACATCTATGGACATTGTCAAAAAATCACAAGTCATTGCTGTGGAGATTGACTGCCATGTGTGGGTCAACATTTCAGATGTTTCACAAATGGTTTTATCCCAAAAAGAAAAAAACATCTGAAAAATCCAAGATGAAAGAACTACAAGATTATTATCCCACAATGAAACAAGCTGATTTAAATGTGTTGGATTCTCAACTAACTACACGTGAGTGGACAGAAATCAAGAAGCAACACGGGAACGATAAGTGACATATGTAGTAAATGACAAGTGTATTATGTGTAAACACACCACATGTGTTGCTGTGTGCCCTGTTGATTGTTTTTATGAAGGTCCTAATATGTTAGTAATAAATCCTGAAGAATGTATTGACTGTGGGGTTTGTGAGCCAGAATGTCCTGAAGAAGCAATTACCCCTGATTCCCTAGATGAAGATGGAAAATGGAAAGCACTCAATGAAAAATACTCCAACATATGGCCAAATATAGCAGAAGAAAAACAACCTTTAGAGAATTACGAAAAATATTCAGGCGAAGATAATAAATTTGACAAATATTTTGATGAAGGTACAAATGAATAGTTGGTTAGATTATGCTGTTCCTAAACAATATTTTAGGCTTTACATCAATGCCATATTAAGGAATATGTTAGTATTTTTGTTCATGACTATACTACTAATTGGCAAGTTACCAAGTGGCCTGAGCATATTAACTTTAATTGTTTTGACTGACTTTATTTTTTTTAATATGTTTAATAAGAAGTAGTAGACAAAATTCTTAGCCATCTTTTACTATCCAAAAAACAACTACCACTGTGTAATTGGTTAGATGGAAACTGAATTATTTTGTTTTCTTGCCATTCAATACTTGCTGATATTGTAAGGCCATACAAATCTTCTTTGGGCATATATGACAAGTATTTTTCATACTGTGCTTGGTCAAAATCATTGTCAGTTATGCTTGTAATATTTTCTATGTCTGTGTGTAATTCATCATCCTCATAATATTTTTTATTAGAAGGTCTATAGTCACATCCTCCAGCATTATTACCCACGTAAAAAGATTGAAATAGTATGGTCCACACAGATGGTTTGAATTTTAATGGAAGTAAAGTTGTTGTCGATCCTTTTGGCAAATCCGCATGTATTGGAACTGCGAAAGTATTTGAAGTTTCTTCTATCCTTATTTTGGACACATCTTCTTGACTAATGTTAATCTCCTGTAAAACATCTGAAAATTCATCCACACTAGGGTGCATCCGTTTTGTATCACTAGATTGTTTATGATCTACATAAGTGTCAAATAAATTATTAATGTAGTTAGATGTTTCTTGTTTGATAAACATTAAAAATAATTATGTCTTTCACCTTTTCTTTTAGTATCTAAAGTTACACAATGAAATCCTCCTGCCAACACCTTAGCATGTCTCATTTCTAGGCCAATAGTTTCTATTTTATGTTTTTCTAAGACTTTACGCAGATGCGTTTGATTTACATCACATATTACTAAATTTTCATTTACACTTAAAAGATTCAATCCTATATAAGCAGAAGTGGTTGAAATGTTTCTTGGCAGTGAAGATGTTTGATCAATAATTTTATCTGGAGATAAAAATATTTTGTCCCATTTTTTAAATAGTTCAGGATAGTGATTTTGATTTAGTCTTGCTCCGTTGAATAAGACCAAACCAGGCCGCAATGGAATGACTGTGCTATCAAAATGAGCAAATGAATAGAACTTTTCTGCTACATGGATTCTGTATCCCCGAGGCTCAAGAATACTTTTAAGCCATTGAGCTCCAAGCATTGTGCCTGTGTTACTTACTTGATATAATAGATCATTTCCTAATCTAACAACATTAGGGGCATCAAAAATAATTTCTTTATTGAGAACAGTTGGGTCATCTAAGTTTTCAAATTGATACAAATTGTCTAATAGTTGTGGTCTAGGAGGACAAATCCATTCGCTACCATTAAGCATGACTTCATACAAAAAATTTCTATAACTTGTAGTTTCAAAAAACCTACTTCTGTGAGGTGAAGCACTCTCGATTATTAGATTATCCAAAGGCAACAATAGATCCCTACATGAGTATGTTTGATATCCTGTGGTAGTCCAATCTGGCGTGCTGAAACTTTTCTTGTGATCTAGTGCCATTGGCCGTCTTACCTTTACTCCTAATTTAGTAAGAGTGGTAGCTAGATTATCCAAATCATCATTTGCTTCGTCAATAATCCTTTGTTCAATGGATCCTTCTAGATCCTTAATGTCATCATATTTTTCTGTTGAGAAAACTAAAGCGTGGGTGCTTTTATCTATTTTTGGAAACTGTGCATTTGTGGCTATTCCAACAAAACACTCTTCTAAAGGATCCCAATCATTATGGCTACAAACTATACTGTCCATCAAAGTTTAATTCTTCCGTCCCATATGCGTGAAAAACATAGACGATTTGTTTTGGTTCCGCGATTGTAAACTTGGTATTGATTGTTTTTATCTATTCCAAAACACACACATGGTGATGTCTCAACTTCAAGTTTTTTACACATATCAATTTGTTTCGGATGATATTTTTTAAAAATATAATCTGCAGGAAATTTTTTCATAAGTTCAGTTCCTACAAAAGCACTCATGATGTTTACGTAATTGTAATCTGCTTCGTTAACCACATACAGTTGATCTTCAAATTTTTTCCTCTGCATCCTAATTCCTATTCTATACAGTTCCACTGGAAATACTTTAGAAAGTGATGAGACTACGTATTCTATACATGGATGAGATAGATTTATTTTTTGATTTATAGACAAATTTATATAAGCAAGATCAAGCATTACTGGCACACCATTTTTGTCACATTCTGTTAGTATAGTTTCTAAATTGTCTGGCACTGCGCCAGTGTCTGAAAACGGTACACTTATTAATAATACATCATTTGCTTTGATGTCATCTTCATGAAGCCAAGCAAAATTATTTTTATACCAAAGACCCTTCATCATTTGAGAATAAAAATATTCTCCTTTGGCCAATCTTAGTCGTTTGTTTTCTCGAAATCTTAGATAAAACTGAGCAAAAGACTCAGTTGTACCTTGGGTAAAACATAATTCATTGTAATCTTCCCATCCTGATATATTAGGATGTGGAGCAAACATCCATTGTTTATATAAATTAAGAAATTCACTTTTTATTTGTTGATCAGATATAGTTGATTGATTAGATATAAATTTTTTGACTGCTTCATCTCTAGCACTGATTGTATCATTATCATGAATGCTCCATGCCCTCCCATATGGTTTTTGTGCTAAGTTAGGAAGATCAGTATACCAAGTTACCATTTCAAAATACTTATAGACTTATCCGTTTTGGTTGTAAAGGACAGACACATCCTTTTAAATATAATCATATGCCTAAATTTGTAAAAAATATTGAAAATTTTTGGAAACAAGATCTTGCTGATCACACATATGTTAGACAAGTTCCTTTTGTAGCAAAAAACTTTGATCATCTTGATAGGAAGTATTACAATAAAGATTACTTACTACAAAGTTTTAATAATGAACTGCCTTGTGCTGAAAAATTTAAACTTGCCATGGATGCTCCTAAATCTTCAGTTAGTTGGACTAATATTTTGCCTGATGTAATATTGCCTACTCATAAAGACACTTTTTACACACTGCGACAAGAACATCAAATAGAACTAGATGATTGTTTTCGATATCTAATATTTTTGGAAGATTGGATATTTGGACATTACGTAGGATTCGAAAATAAAAGCATCGTACAGTGGAAGGCTGGTGACGTATGGAAATTCACAGGATATGAATTACACTTTGCTGTAAATGCCAGTAACGTTGCATTTCATACAGCACAAGTAAGCACATTCAAATGAGCACTAAAAAAGTTTTAGTCACAGGTGCTTGTGGACTTATTGGCACAGAATTATGTAAGCAGTTGTCCAAAGGAGGACATGTTGTTTTTGCTGTTGACAGCGGTTTTAGATTTGACAAACCTCCTAGTTGTAACACTTTTATTCAAGTGCCAATTCAAGAATATGTTTCTACGCAACCAAACCAGTTTGATTACATTTTCCACATGGGTAACATTAACGGAACAAAATATTTTTATGACATACCTAATAGACTAATAGAAAATAATATAGAAGCAGATTTAGCTGTCTTTGATTATGTAAAACAAAATAACAATTGTAAATTAATATATGCGTCATCAAGTGAAATAATTGCTGACACTAAAAACTTTCCAACCAACGAAGAAAAAAATTTAACACTTACAAATTTACATAACCCTAGATGGAGCTATCGCTTAGGAAAAATGATTGGCGAAAACTATTTGGTAAATTCAAATATAAATTATTTAATCTTAAGATTTTTTAATGTGTTCAGCGAACATAGTGGCAAAGGACATTTCATAAGAGACATAGTAGACAAGTTACATGATAAAAATTTTGACCTTATCGGTGCTGACGAGACACGTTGTTTTTGTTATGTTCAAGACGCTGTGGATGCCATGTTGAAAATAAAAGATGTCCAGAAAGAAGTTGTTAATATTGGATCAGATGAAGAAATAAAAATTTTAGACGCCGCTAATATTATTGCTAGATCAATCAACATAAAGAATGTAAAATGGAATATAATAAAAGGCTTGCCAGGAAGTGCCAAAAGGAGAAAACCAGATTTGACAAAATTGCGTAAACTGTATCCTGAATTTACTCCTATGCTTTTCGAGGATGTCCTAAGCACCATAAATTTAAACCATGTTGATTTTAAATTATCATCCTGCTAAAATAAAAAATACAATGCCAGTTTGTCAATATTGTTCAAGAACATTCACACGTCAGAGCACCTTGGATATACATATGTGTGAACCAAAAAGACGCTGGGATCAAAAAGACAACAAAGTTCATGTATTAGCATTTGAAATATACAAACGGTTTTATGAAATAAATTATTCCAATCAAAAGCCAAAACAGTTTGTAGATTTTGTTAATTCACAATATTATAAAGCGTTTATAAAAACATCTGAATTCATTACAAACAACACTCCTATTGAAATTGGTGCTTTTATTGACTGGCTATGTACATCAAAAATAAGAATCGATTCTTGGCCAAAACAAGCAACTATTGATCAATATATAAAACACTTAGTACGCACTGAGGGTGTGACACAAGCGTTGAATCGGACAATACTCACTATGGGCCAATGGGCCGAAAATGAAAATGCTAGGCTGGAAGACTTTTTTAAGTATGTTAATTTAAACAGAGTCACACAAATGATTGCCAATGGCAAGATATCTCCATGGGTGTTATTAAACTGTGAAACTGGCAAAGACATGATTACAATAATGCATGATGATCATATAAAGATTATACATGAAATGATTGATCCGGCATATTGGAAACGCACATTTCAGAAACGTGATGAAGATACAGATTTTGTAAAAGCAACTTTAAGAGAAGCAGGAATAGAATGAAGAAAAAAATACTGTTAATAGGTTGCTCCCAGCTATTATTACAATCACAAGCATGGTTGTGCTTTCTTAATAAAAAGCCTTTCGATGAAAAAGACAAAGATTATCCAAAAGGCAGCATCCAAGACGAAATACTAGAAGATGAAAACACTATCATATACAATCTATCTCACCCAGGAGCTGGCAATTTTTATATCAAAGGCAGACTATTAGAGTACATCAACAATATAGGAATCCCAGATTATACATATCTACAATTCACCGGTCTGAAAAGGATAGACTTACATCTGTCAAAATCATATGATACACATGAACAAGAAGAAAAAATGCCACACAACATTAGAGAAACAGATTGGTTTAAATGGATTATTTCAGGTGGTAGTACTGGATCTTGGTTGAATCATAAATGGACACAAAAATTATTCCTTCCATATTATATAGATACTGATATTTTACACACAATGGATTTATCTTTGGCATGTATTAATGATTGTGTTAACATGCTGGCAAATTTAAATGTCCATTTCAATTGGACAACATATTACAATTACTTCGATCCACCAGAAGAATACTTGATAGATTTTGACGGCAAAATTGAAAGTTGGCCAACTTGGCTCAACCAAAAAAATTTCCTAAATTCATATCCAAAAACCCAGGAACTCACATACAGACAATGGTTAGAAAATAATCGTTCAAAAATTATTGTATGAAAAAACTTATTGATACATTTACTGCTACAATTGGAGGCTTCGGTAGTGATTTATTGCCACCTGGTTATGGATACAACAAACGTTATAGATACAAAATTAATTTGGAACAATATGGAGTTGGGTTTGAAATATTAACATGGTGTAGTAAAAATTGTAAATCAAAGTGGGGTTGGTATTTTATTCCCAAAAAAAATTGTGAAGACTTTGCGGATTATGAAAACCAAAACGCAATTTTAACTTTTAAAATGAAGCAAGATGCTGTATACTTTATGTTAACACATGGATGACAAAATACTAAAAGAACTAAAAAAGATGCAGAAGCAGATCGATAGCATAGATGCCAAACTGACTAAACACATAACGTTTATCGAATCAGTTTACAATCCATTAAGTAAAAGTATTGATAGATTTAAAAAAATATTCAAGTGAACAAAATTACAAAACAACAAGCATTGATTGACGTACTCAAACATGATCCAAAAGACAAAAGATACAAACCAAAAGATTTTGAAAACTTCCAAAAAATTTTACAGCAGATTAGAAAGCACATAGATGCCTGATATAGATATCGACTTTGCTGACAGACAAAAAATTTTAGATGTGTTGCCGCACACTCGTGCAACCATATGGGATGACAAGGGGATTAAATCACACAACACTGGAGTATACTTCACTGATATCCCAACTATTCCAGGCACTGATCAATCTGCTTTTGACCACAAGGTAGCTGACCAGTTAGGTTATTTTAAACTTGATTTTCTCAATGTAAACATTTATTCACAAGTGAAATCTCGACAACATTTACAGGAACTATTCAACCAAGATCCTCCTTGGCACAAACTACAGGACAAAAGTTTTGTTGATCAGTTATTTCATCTCAATGGCCACTATGATGTTGTGTCAAAGTTACAACCAGTTACACTAGAACAGTTGGCAGCTTGTTTGGCTATTATCCGACCTGCCAAAAGATATTTGGTTGATGAAACATGGACTGAAATCCTTGATAAAGTTTGGCAAAAACCAGAAGATGATCAATATTTTTTTAAAAAGGCACACGCATTTTCATACGCTGGCGCAGTAATAGTTCATATGAACTTAATCAACTCTGCGAATTAACTGTACTGTTTTTTTACGATATCTTTTATTAAGCGTTAGGTCAGACAAAGATACTATTGGTCCAAACTCAACTATGCTCTCTTTCACTGAATATGTTCTCAAACATGATTTCATTATATCAAATTCTTTGCCAATGAACAAATTAATTGGTATTTTTCTGTTAGATTCCCACCACCAAATCTTCCCAAATTTTAAAAACTTCTCCTTAAACGCATCTGGAACCATGTCATAACAATATAAACTAATGACTCTTGTGTCTTTATTTTGTATAATTCCTATGTGTTCAAATGCTCCAACTTTGACCAATGACAAAAAGGGATATTGTTGTTGGATTTCATCTAATTGTAACTTCATCATGAGTAATTACTACATTTATTCCAATTTGCGATAGTTATTGGTTATAAATATTTCAAATGCCATGCAGTATCATACAGGATATAAACTTACTAATCAAATAGATGTGTTTGTTCACACCCAAGGTACTGAGCGAAGGTTTGAAAAAGTGTACGAAAGATCAATAAAATTATACAAAGAATTCGACAATGTATTCACGGTCGTTGTAAAGAATCAAGACCAAAAGAAACAATTTGTTAATGGTACTGAGTGTGAACTACAAATATCAGATGAGAGGGGCAATCTTGTAACCACTATTGTTGGCGAAGTGCAGGATGATGGATCAACAGCTTCCACGAAAGGTCACATCAAGTTTACTATCACAGAATCAAACATGTTGAACTTAGAATCTAAGTTCTATCATGGTTCTTTGCGTTTCACTGATCAAGATTCAACAGTTAAAATTTTATACGCTGATACTAGATATGATGCGGCTATACAGTTTGAAGTTGTTGGAGACACAACTCCAGAATTTACAGCATCTCAATTGATAACACAATTTACATTGATCGGTGATGAATTTGTATCATCATCTGTGGATGCAAAACCAAATCAAAACTCCAATTCAGCACTGCACACTGTGGTGTATTACCTAACAAATTTTTCTGGATCCATCAAAATTTTTGGCACAATGATTCATCAACCGCATTGACTGGACTTGACAAAGTATTGTATAGATCGTAATATTTTAAAATGTCATTACTTGTTTTTTTCTTACTAATGGTAAAACATTTTATAGGAGATTTTGCACTACAAGGAAGATTAAAACTTACACATGATAAACATCTGCTAACATCTAAGAAAGGCCACTCACATGCTCTTGATCATGCAATTGGTACTGCATTAGTATTTTTGTTTGTGTCCAGTTATGCATACGCACATGGCAAAGTTATTTTCATAACAATCCTTTTATTTCCATTATTAGATTATGTGTTACACTTTTTTATCGATTGGTGTAAAGCTAACTTTGTTATTGCAAACCAGATGAAACAACAGGACAGAGAATTTTGGATTCTGACTGCCTTTGATCAAATTTTCCATACAAGTGCATATTTGTTGATAGTGGTTTTGTTTGACATATA